ATAATACTGATACACCTGCAACACCAACACAAAATGACGATATACCGTTTTAATAGAAAGGAAAAAAAGAATGGTTAGAGATACATCAAGAATTGCTTACAACGACTTAAAAGCTACTGGTAAGCAACCTAAACAAAAAGACATTATATTAAATGTTTTAAGAGATAGCATAAACCCTTTGAGCTTACAAGAGATATGTAATAAAACTGGTTTTGCTATAAATGCAGTTTCAGGTAGAGTAAACGACTTGAAAAAAGCAAACCAAGTAGTTGAAGCCGAAAAAAGAAAATGCTCAGTTACTTGTAAGACTATAACACCAGTTACTGCATTGAGGTTTTAGTGGAGATACTAATCAGAGAAAAAGGTGGAGAGCCAAGATGGATTGACATCAGAAAGGTTTTGGGTAAATCGAGGACCATTAAAACCTATTCCCCCTCTCCACCACTTCTCGAAGATACAAAAGGATTTGGCGAGTGGTATAACTTGTATGATAAAAAGACGACTAAGAAACAAGCTATAAATTACTGGTATAAAAACATTACAAAAGAAGATATACCAAAGATAATGGAACATACTCGTCAGTATATCAAAGATAGAGATAAAGTATATCGTAAAGACCCTATTAGATATTTAAGAGATAGAGTTTTTGAAGATGAGATTATAAAAGCTGAAAAGAAAATTGATTTAGATGAATTATATCCATTTGATAAGACTGGTAATAGTAGGCTTGGAAGATGTAGCAAATGTAATTCAATAGTATTTGGTAATAAATACACTATACACAAAGACGATAGTTGTTGTGGCGTTAAAATAAAACAATATAGGTAACTATGGAAGATAAATTAGAAATAGCTATAAAAGGATTAGAGGCGATTATACAAGAATCTGCCGAATTATCTCCTGCAAGAATTATAGCAGAAAAAACATTAGAAGAATTAAATAACTTATAGGGTAGGTATTATACCACAGAGTTTCGCACACTCAGTCGTCTCCTCCTAGAGATTGCCTACCCTTCACACTTGGAGTATATATGAGAAAATGTAGCCATTGTAAAGAAAAGAAGCCATTAACTGAATTTAACAGAGGTTCGGATAATAGGAGCTTTTTATGTAGGTTGTGTCAAAATGTTTATAATAGCAAAAAGTTGGCTAAAAACAAGCAAAAAATACTTGATGCGACTAATAATGGTAAATGTTGGTGGGTATATCAATCTATAATGGCTGATTTAAGTTTTAAGAGAGGTTCATAATGCCGAACAAAAGTAAAGCTAAAGGTAATAGATTTGAACGTGAGATTGTACAAGCAGTAGAGTTACACGATATTAAATGTGTGAGAAGCTGGGGAAGTAACGGCAGAGCATTTGGACACCACGAAGAAGTAGATATACTTATTGATGATGAGATTAAAGTACAAGCAAAAGTTCGTAAGGCTTTGCCGAAATGGATTAAACCCTCTGAACACGTTGATATACAAGTTATAAAAGAGGACAGAGGTAAGATGTATGTAGTCCAAGAATTAAATGACTGGTTAATAAACATAAAGGAAAAATAATGAATAATGATAAAATAGTGAATCAAGTCCTACAGACCAATGTTCACTCTATATTTAAAACACAAAAAGGAAACAGACCTATAAATAAAAACCATTTAGATAGATTAATATTGTCTATGAAAAAGAAATATTTAATAAGTCCAATACTTGTTAATGAGAAAATGGAGGTTATAGATGGGCAGCATAGATTACAAGCACAAAAAGAGCTAAATCTTCCTACATTTTACATTAAAAATAAAGGTTATGGTATTGAAGAAACACGAATATTAAATCAAAATACTAATAATTGGAGTGCAAATAACTTTATGGAGGCATTTTGCGATTTAGGTATGCCTGAATATATGAAATACAAAAAGTTCCAAAAAAAGTATAAATTTAACCATCAATGCACAATGAACTTGTTAATGGGCAATAATAGTTCTCAAAATGGTAATGTTTATGAAATATTTAAATCTGGATTATTTAAGGTAACTTCATTAAAACAAGCTACCAAAATTGCCGAAAGTGTTTTAGAGATTGGCGAGTATTATCTTGGTTATAAAAGAAGAAGCTTTATAACTGCAATTCAAAAAGCTATGTCAATAGAAGAATATAATCATAGATATTTCTTAAAAAAGCTGAAATCACAAAGAACAAGAATGGTTGATTGCACAAGTTGGAAACAATATCTAGCTTTAATGGAAGATATATATAATTATAGAACACCAAAAGATAAAAGAATAAGGTTATATATATAACATAAAGAGATAGGTGGTGGGTTTTATTCATTCTTCCCACCTTTAGCGTTTCCCTTTCTTCGCACTATCTCTTCTCTATTAATTTATGATAATCTTGACATAGTCGTAAAAAAAAGTATTTGGAATTGTCAAATATTATTCGTAAATTGTATTATCGTCAATTAAGTCGATACAAAAAAAAGGAAAAAAAATGAATAAAAAAATACAAATACCAATAGGAGAAGAAGATATAAGAATGTTTCAAGAGTTAGTGCATTATGGTAGAGAGCCTTTTACTTGGACATTTGAAGGAGTAGATGTAGAGTTTGTAAAAGATGAGGGAGAAATGTAAAATGAATAAATGTTATGGTAAATTAATTTATCAAGATAAACATAAAACAGAAAATGGTTATGATTTGTTTTTACAAAAAGAAATAAAGACAAAAAGATATTCATATAAATGTAATAAATGCAATAATAGTTTATTTAAAGATTATCCACCAAATCAAGATAGAGATATATATAAATGTTTAGAAAGGTTTTAAAAAAGCTATGATTAAAAAAGAATTACACTTTGTATGGATAACAAAAGACGGCAAGAAGTTTCTGGATAGAGATGAAGCCGAAAAACATCAAGAACTGATTGAGCCAAGTGATTTAATGGATAAATGGCTTGATAAACTAAAAGGAGAATAGAATGGAAGTAATTTTTGGATTTTTATTAGTTGCAATAGGTATGATACTTATTATGGCTATTATAATAGAATCAGTTGAAATGTATTACAAGAGAAAGGAAAGAAATGGTTAAATGGACTAATGTTATAACTTATACAATAATAGGTGTGCTTGGATTATTATTTTGGTATGCAATTATAATGCGATTTCTTGAGCTTTGCTGATGATTGATTTAATACTAGATGATTGTATGAATGTAATGAAGAAATATGAAGATAACCATTTTGATTTGGCTATTGTAGACCCACCTTATGGAATAAATGTAAATCAAATGAATATGGGAAGCAGAAAAACAATAAAACCAACAAATAAAAAATGGGATAATTCTATACCTAAAAAAGAATATTTTGATGAATTATTTAGAGTAAGTAAAAATCAAATAATTTGGGGTGGTAATTATTTTGGTTTACCTCCGAACAAATGTTTTTTTGTATGGGATAAAGGTGAGTCTATGTATGGTAGAGATTTTGCAGAATGTGAGTATGCTTGGGCATCTTTTAATAAACCTGCTGATATGATTAAACTAAACCCTATGCAATTAGAAAGAATACACCCTACACAAAAGCCTGTAACATTATATGATAAATTGTTACAAAACTATGCTGAAAAAGGACAAAAGATATTAGATACTCATTTAGGTAGTGGTAGCATAGCGATTGCTTGTCATTATTTTGGTGTAGATTTAGTAGGTGTTGAAATAGATAAAGAGTATTATGATAAGGCTAAAGAAAGAATTGATTTATTAACTAAACAAGAAAGTTTATTTTAATGAAAGATTACCTTAAATATATTAAGTCTAAGAATTGTTTGGTGTGTGGAGTGTCGCCAGTAGACCCTGACCATTTGGAACATTTGGGTATGGGTGGAGCAAACAAGGGTGGTCTTAAAGACTACTCTTGTGTGCCTCTTTGCCGTAAACACCATACAGAAAGACACGATATGGGTATAAAAGATTTTGAATGGACTTATGGTATTAGTCTTTGGAAAGAAGCGTTTTATTTATTAAGGGGGTATTTTGCAGAATGAAATGTTGGCATTGTAATACAGAAGTTATATGGGGTGGCGACCACGATTTTGAAGATTATGGATATGAAGGTGAAGGTATTGTTAGTAATTTTCATTGTCCTAATTGTCAAGCCGAGTATGAATGTAGGTATAAAACAAAATGAAATTCGCTGGTAAAGTAGAACAAGGTAAACTTACCTTAGATGATAATCTTGGATTTAGGGATTATTTACGTCAAATAGAGGGTGATGTTCACTTAGAAATAAAACCTGCCGAAAAGGTGCGTTCTCCCCAACAAAATGCCTATTATAGAGTTATTATAAGAATACTGGCGAAAGAACTAGGCTACACAGAACACGAAATGCACAATGTTATAAAAGAAAAGTATGATATTCAATCTACTAAACAACTATCAAAGACAGAGTTTACTGAACTACTTGAAACTATAAAAAGATGGGCAGTTATAGATATGGGTATTGTTCTGCCTAACGCTAAGCAAGCTCATCAATAGTTACACTTACTTTATAAGTATTAAAAGCAATTTGTTGTACACTTAAAGTATTTTCTCTAAAATTACATATAGAATATCTATCAAGTCTTGTAGTGTCTTTATCATCTGTAAACAAAAAAGGTAAAGTACCACCTAAGGTATAGTTCCAAACAAAATTAAAACTATTACTATTTGTGCTTGGATTATAATGAGTATCACTTTCTGTGTCACTTATATACATATTTGAATATTCTTTATCAATCCACATATCATTTTCTGACACATAAGAAAAAGTTAGTTTCCAACTTCTTAATCCTTTTCTACCATAATTTTCTTTTGGACTAAATTTATGATTATTGCTTTCGGTACTTTCATAGTGTTTTATAAATTCAAAAGGAGGTATTTTATTAACTTTACCTGTTAAACTGTTCATAGTCCAGTCTGTTGGTCCACTATAATAAATATTAGATAATGTTTTTCCACCAATAGTTTTTTGTTGTTTTATACCATCAAATCTTCTTGACATTGTAATATTCATATCAGGCGAATTAGGACAATCAATATATTTACCTAACACTATAGAACCTAATTGAAAATTTTTATCAACGTAATTAGTATTATCAGGAAGACCAATTTTAACTTGACAAGTATCAATATATCTTCTATAGTCATCAAACGTAAATAAAGACCACCCATTATAATATGGATATTGCAAACTATCATACATATTAACGATATTTTTGGTGTTAAATTCAAATAAGCTATCACTGGTTGCCATTTCAAAAGTTAAATTTTTACCTACTTGTACATCAAAAGTATGTGTAGTATAATCACCCATTACTCCAAAATTGTGATTTAGTAACCCACAAAAATTATATGTAAGATACGCTCCTTTATCCTCTAAACCTTGACCAATTTCAAACATTATTTCAGTATCATCTGATTGTACCGTTTGAATAAATGGATTAGAACAATTCATATACATTAATTCTGCGCCACCTTTGTCGGTACTATCTAAACCATAATCACCTACTGCGTGTTGATAAGTTAATAAATCTACATAAAATCTTGGCGTTTTAACTTGCTTTCCCATTAATATCCTCCTGAGCCTTCAGAACTAACACGAGTTGTAGTTGTTGTTGTTCTACGTCTTGTTTTTTTAATTTTTGTTTTTTCTACTTCAGGTAAATCGTCATCTATAATATAACTTGTTTTAGTTACGTTACCATTTGGCGTAATGTCTTTAAAATTATCCCATATATCTTGTTCTACATCAACAGACCATTCTTGATTAATCCATTTAGACTCATCTTTTTTTACAATACATTTAATTTTTTTAGCTTGTTTATTAGCTACAATTCCACTAATTAATTTCATTGTACCTTCGTATTCAAATAATAGTTGATTTTTTATTGGAACATTTTGTAAAGTAAATATTATAATTTTATTAGAGTTGCCTCTTAAATACCATTGATTAGGTAGTGTCGGTTTTATTGTAGCTTTTCCTTTAAAGTTAATTTCAATTCCCATTATTTCTGTATCTGAATTAATAAAACACTTTCCATTTTCAAGAGAAATAGTAGCAATACCATTTCCTATTTTTTTTGAAAAATCATAATTTTTTCTTGACTCTTTAACATTTGCCATTTTATTTCTATCCTAAAATTTGATTTATTATAATAATTACGTCAGACACATTTAAAACTCCATCTTGATTCATATCAGAAAATTCTAAATTTAATTCTTCGTAACCTAATATCATATTAACTGCTAAAACTACATCTAAAATATTAATATATGTATCACCATTTAAATCTCCTAGTCCTTGTGGAGGTGGTTGTGTACCAAATTGCGTGAAATATTCAAAATCTTGGTTATTTATATCATTTTTAACTTCTAAAACAAATTCTATAAAAGCATTTTCAGGATATATGTCAATTTTTTTATCAATTAATAATATGAAGTTTTCACTATTTGTTTGTTCATTTACAGAAACATTTACTAAATTACTTGCATCAACTTCACCCATAGGTATTTCTGTGTCTGCTACATAATCATCTCCATCATAATTAAATGAGTCAGATATAGTTCTTGCCCATATGTTATATTCAACGCTTGACTCAATGTTTGTTGTAACTAAAGCTAAAACAGTACCATTGTTTAATATATCATTATCAGGTATTAAGACTTGTAAAAATGGGTCTGGAACATAAGTGTATTCTTCAGTATTTATGTTTTCTTCAGTATAGTTAGGGTCATCTTCAGCATTTGGAAGCGTATAATTATCAGTTACATCATCACCATTACCATTAACAATATCGCCAACATCTTCCTCTGCTATACTTGGATAGCCATATTCGCCACGATGTATTTGTACTGCCTCAACACTTACTTTAGATAATGATTTGGATACTTTTGTAACAAAAAATACATCATATATAAGTTGCCCATTACGTTGTTCAGGCGTTGTATAATCATAACCAAATGCAAGTTTATCACCTAAAAGTTCACTAAATTTAATATAATCACCAGCTTCTAAAAACATATAATGAGGTGGCAAATCTATTTTTGTAATTAAATGTTGGTTACAATACCACATTAATAATTTTTTTTGTAATTTTTCAGCTGTATATTCATCTCTTATGTAATCTGATTCAAAATCTAATTTAGATTCTTCTGGTAATTTTCCATAATAATTAATATCATAAGCATCTGATTGGCTATATCCTAAGCCGTCTGTTGTAAGCTGGTCATAATTTTCATAAATACCACCACCTATATTGTATCCAGTTTGCTTATCAAATTCACCATTACCATAATTCTTTTTATATTTTACATTAACAGAATTATAAACATCATCTAATTTTGTAAGTTCAAATGAATAGTTCAATACATCATCATTACTTATAAATTGCACATCTTCATAACTAGTTATAATTTGTTTAATGCCAATAAATTTAAATTGTCCTGCACTATCAAATGATGGTATTAAAATTGAAGATTTAAACATTCCTTCAAATATTGATTTTGCTTCTGTTTGTTCGTTTAATGTAAATGCATATTGCCAGTTATCTTGTATATCAGTATCTTGATTATTTACAGCACCTTCATATAATAACTCATCAGTAAGTATATTTTCTAATATGCCTTGAGCATTTGTTATTATATTTCCTTCTTTAACCCTACCACCAACACTTGCATAATAATCTAAGTTAGCATAATCTTCTAAAATAAAATCTTGTATTACATATATTTCTTTTAAATTAGCAGAAACATAATTTACACCACCAAAAATTTGAATACCCTTACCAAATTGTATAGAATCAAAAGCGTTTGTAGTATTAAAAGTATCTATAATATTACTGTATCCATCATTATGCAATAAACCATTTTCATACTCTAACCTACCCCAGTCTTCATATTCATTTTCCACACCTATATCAGATGCTCTTTGTTCTATATACATATTATTAGTGGCATTTGGAAATGAAGGTGGTTGAGCCTGGTAAGCAGCTATAAAACTAAACCAAGTGTCTAAATCTTGTATTCCATAGCTTGGTCCAGATGTGCCAGTTTCTCTTAAAAATGTTTCTGCCCAAAAAGATGCAAATCTTGGCTGTGAACCTCTAGTTACATTGCCTGTAGTATTTATTATATTTCCATTTGTAAAAAAACAAGCATCATAAAATATTTTAGTTACACAAGGAAAGTCGCCTATTGTAGAATCTTGATTTAAAAATAACCTTGCAAAACAACCTGAAAGTAGCCAATCATTACGATTGGTAACTGTACTTGTTATATTTAATCCACTATTTGAATCATTGTTTTGTATAATATCAACAGGAAATTTACCTGCTTCTTCATATCCATTATAATAAGATTTCCAATTTTCATCAATAAAATCATCTAATACTGCTATTTCACCTAAATCACGAGCATTATTAACTTGTGTAGGTTGCCAAAATTTTAAAACTTGCCCATTTTCAGGTCCATCACTCCAAAATTCATCATATAAATCTTGAGCCATTTGGTCGTTATTGTTAGTACCTTCTAAATCATCAAATTGACCAATATTATTTGTAATTCTTTGCATACTTCCATCATCATTCCTATAACCAATAAATTTTTGATTTGGGTCTTGTTGATGACCTTGTAATCCAGTATTTAAAGCATAAAAGGAAACATTTACTATGGGTCTATACATTCTAGATGGAATAGCAAAAGTTTCTTCTTCATCATCAGGTTGAGTTGTGTCTAGGTATGCATCAGAATTTAATATAATATTAGGTGAAGTATCACTTGTTGCATTATTAAAACTATAAAATTCTAATTCTTCAACATCATAAATACCACTACCAAAATGTTTTGGACCTTTTTCATATATAGAAACAAAACCTTCTTTATAGGCACTTAAATACTTATTCTGTCTTAAATATCCACTATCTACCAATGGGTGTCCTTCTTTAATTACAGGGTTTGAATAATAATCACCCAACCAATGACCTGATATTTCTGTATTAGGTTTTTCTAATTCAAGAGTATCTAAACCTTTTTTAATCGTTGGACTATTATCAACATAACCATAAACTAAAGGATAAGGTTTACCTATATCATCTTGTTTATATACTAATTCATCTTCTATTAATGTAGATGGTATTTTAGTTTTTAATTTTTGTTCAGTTAAATCTTCTAAAGTTATGTTTATAGTTTCTGCCGATTGACTATAACGTCTAATAGTACCAGTATACACTAAAAGACAATCATCTAAAGTTTCTAATCCATTAGCAGCATAATACACTTGTACTACTGCATTTAGTAAACTAGGAATATCGTCTGAAAAAATCTTACCATTATAGGGTGCATTTGATATAGATAAAGATACATTAGAAATTGTGTATTTATTGTTTATAATGTCTGCTTTTGAGCTAATAGAAGGGCTATTAAGTAATAATGGAGCATAATGCTCATAAACATCGGCTAAATTTTGTATAAACGCTTCTTTAATTGAAAGGTTTATTGATTCTGCATTATCAGGTATAACATCATCTATTTGATAATCTTTAAATATTCTTACTAAAGGATATAAAGATGTAACTACGCCACTACCTATTGCTTGTTTAAATTTAGGAGGTAAATTAAGCATTAACCGATACCAAAATCGCTACCTCTACGGACAGCTTCTTTAATTGATTCTGCAAGTTCACCTTCTACAAAATCTTGTGTTAAAACATTACCTGTAACGCTTACGTTAATACTAGCACCACCACCTGTTTGGTTCATTTGGTTAAGGGTTTCTAAGCCGATAGATTCTACTGCATTTCTACTCATTACAAACTCGCCACGTTCTGCTTCTATAATAGTACCACCTTGTGAGTGTCTATTGCCACCTACATAACCACCTTGTTCAAATTGTAAAGGACCACTTGTAGCACCTCCACCGACAGAATTAGATACGTTTGATGATGCACCTGAAAGTACAGAACCTAAAGCACCAGCCATAGCTGCACCAAGTGCTGGAACACCTAAACTTAGTGGATATGGTATCTTAGTCATAGCCTCTGCCATATATGTCATTACAGCTTCTTGAAGTTTAGCTGCTATAACCGCTTTAGCAGCAGCAACAGCAGCATCACCTGCATTTTTATAACCTTGACCAACTTGGAAAGATGATTGTAAAAGTTGTTGATTAAGTTGTATTTCTTTTTCTAAAATATCTGTGCCATCTTCTTTTTTCTTTTGTAATTCATCAAGTTTTTCTATTAATCTATTTAAACCTTTTATTTGCTCAGGATTTAATTTGTTTTCATCTTTTAATTTATTTGCATATTCAATTTGTGCTTTTAACAGTAATATTTGTGCTTCTTCTGTTTTTTTGTATTCTTTTGTTAATAAATTTTGCATATCAAGCATTTCTTGTGTTGGTGTTACAGCAACAAAATTTTTATTTAATTGGTCTAAAATTAAAGATGTATTAGACGCAGTAGTGTTAAAATTTTTCATATTATCTTCTGCATCATCAAATATACCAGACATAGCTAATACTTCTGCTGCTAAAAATCCTGCTGCTGTAGCTAAAGCACCCCAACCTAACATAGTTTGTCTAAGAATCACAGCTTCTAATTGTTTTCTATATAATATCATAGCACCTACAAGACTTACACTAATTACAGTTGCTAATGCTTTCACTCTTTCAGGTGTAATTCCTTCTGCAATAGCAGTTAAAGCAGTTGTTAGTGGTTCTACTATTGGCAAAAATCCTTCACCAATAGCAACAGAAGCATCATCAAAAGCAGCAGCTAATGCTTGAAACTTTTGGTCGGTAGTTAAAACTTCTTCTGGTAAATTTTGTAATTTTTCTCTAGCAGCATCTAATGTAGCATTCATAAATGCTTGTTTTTTTTCTGCATCTGTTAAATTATTAACATTTTTCTTTAATTCTTTTGCATACTCTTCATATGCTTCTTCTGACTTAACAACAATACCTATATTATCAAGCATAAGTCTTGATTGACGACCAATACCAGTTACCAATGATTCTACAGAACTAGCTGTATCTCTACCAAGTGCAGCACCAAGACGTTGTGCCATATCAAACATTTCAGACATTTCATCAGAGTTTTTAGTAACACCAAGTATCATAGCATTGTTTGCTTGTTGAAATAAATCAAATTCACTTAATGTACCATTAGTTGCTTCTTTAAGTTTATCAACTGCTATAGATGCTTTTTCACCACCACCCGCTAGTGTATTAAAAGCAGTTTCCATTTGATTTACTTTTGCTGCTTCTTTAGTAAAATTAATTACCTGCCTAATACCAAGACCCATAGCAAAGTTAAATAGTAATATATGTGAACGCATTGTAGCAAATGAATGGTCTAATAATCTATTAGATGTTAATAATCCGTGATTTGCTTTAGTTTGTGATTTTGTAACAGTTGTGGCTTGTTTAGTGGTTGCTGTTACACCTTTTTGTGCTTTTTCTAATTTTTCTATAGCACGAATTAATTCACCGTGATTTTCTGGTTTAAACCTTACGATAATATCAGACATCTTTTTTCGCTTTCTCTTGTATCATTTTACTCTTTTTCGCCATCGCATTTTTAATTATAAAAAAATATTGTACCCATCTTGCAGGTTGTTCACCATAACTACCTGAGTATGCTGGTGTGCCTGTTTCAGTGCAATATATGTATTGATTAAGAAGTTTAATATACTTCTCATCTCTAACGTGATTTACACACGCAAAGAAAGGTAATTGTGCAGATATACTTTTTGCCACATCAAAATCCTTTCCCTTTTCTTCGTTAAAATTCTTTGTTTCTTGTGCAATTAACTCAATAACTGCCCAAACATCATCTTGTGATTCAAACTCTCGTGTTTCGTATCCGTTTTCCGTCTTTACAGGTAACTGTGCTTCGTATGGAAATTCACAATAAGAACAGCCTCCACAGCCGTCAGACAATATAGTCAGCTCTACTTGGAGGCTTTCTCTTCCCCCACTAAAAGATACTCCTGCATTTTAACAAAAATATCAGTTCTATCTTTTAATGTAAGTGTTTTTAGAAACTTATCAGATGTATCGCCGTCAATACAAATTCGTAACCATTTAGTAATCGTACTATTCATCATCTTCATACCTTTAGGATTACCTTTTTCATCGTATTGATACTCTACTGAATCAAGAAGTTCATCTCTTTCATCTATAGATACATCTTTTAACTTAATCTTATTACCAGATTTTAGTTTGATTTCCATTGTATTTCCTTTTATTTATTTTATAGAGCTACTGTAAGCACAGCACCGTTTGAATCGTTACCAACTGCTTTTACAGAACAATCTAACATCATAATGTCGCCTTCATTAAATGCAACATTAGTTAATATACCTTGATGTATTTTATAACCAAAAGTATCATTAGCTGGTGTAGCTACATTTGCAAGTTTTGTTTCTGCTACACTACTAGAGCCTGTTTGGCTTTGGAATGTAGATATTAACGCTTCTGTATTACCATCATATTTTACAGACATATCTGTTGTTACAGACATTTCAGGTGCTCTTGTTACTGCTTGTGCATTACCATTTGCATCATAACCTATAAATATAGCATCATTTTCAATATTTAAAGAAAACGATTGTGGTATTACATTGGCAACACCGTGCATTATTCTAAATTGTGAATCTGCTGCTTCTGTCATAAAAGCATCATCTGTTCCTAATGCAGAAATAGTTCCATCAGCTTCTGAAAGTTCAGATTGTACTGAACCAGTTTTAGCTGTTACAGAATATTTAAGTCTACCTGCCTCTGTTCCTAAGTCACCACTTATTGTTAATGATGTTACAACGCAATCTTTTAAAAGCATTGTAGAAGCTGAGTTAGGCGATTCTATTGCAAATGTTAATACTAAATTATCTGTAGCATCAACAGTTTCTTCATCATCTACATCTCCTGCACCAATAACAGCAGGTGTGAAGTTAGAGTTTAGTGTATGCACACCACTTGATTCACCATTTAATATGTTTTCTAAAAACAAATCTGCATAACTTTCTTTTAAAGTTCCAGAAAAACTAATTTCTGTGCTTGTAAGTTTGTTTGTTTGAAATATATCTTTACTTTGTACCATATAACCTGAACCTGCTTTCATATCAAGCACTTGTATAGGGTTCAAACTAGGAAAAGATATAGAATCAACATCTAATCTGGTCATACCACTTTTAATAGATTGACCGTAAGCAGTTTGTGCTTGTACTCCAACTATAAACTCATTTGCTGAATGGCTTTTATATTTTAATCCCATTATTTATCTCCTTCTTTAGCTTTGCTAACTTTTTTAGGACTAACCTCAACTACAAAATCTTTAGCGTATTTAGATACAGAATCAACCTCAATAACTTTACCATCATTTAAAGATTTCCAATCTTCTTTGCTAAAACCTCTGTATGAAAAGGAATTATCTATTTTTTTATCTTTTAGTTTTATTTTCATAAAAACTCCTATCCTATGTTTCCGTGATGTTGTCCTTTCCATACAAATTGAACAACATATTCGTTTTCGTCATCTAAAGCGTTTAGCTCTGTAGATTCTATTCTACAGTTAAAACAATTTGTACTATTAGTATCATCTAACGTCATAGTAATATTGTCGTGCACTAACGCTTCAATTCTTGATACAAATCGTAAAACGTGGTCTAATGATGTTTTGTTTACGTTAGGGTCTGAAAAGTAATAAAACATATTAACTTGAAATTCCCTAATCTCACCATTAACATTGTATTCACTTAATGTGCTACCTACAGGGTCTAGCCGTAAATATTGATTACCTTGCTCTTTTTGCTCGTGTCCAATATATACAGGTAGAGTACCCTTAAATTCTGTTCTTAATACGTTCCTTAATTTATTAAGAATATTGGTAAAGTTGTTAGTAAAAGTTACTGGCATTATAATTCATATCTCCTATATGATGAAACTCTAGTTCTAGTCATTTTAACTGATTTACCAGTAGAAGCATCGACATCTTCATAAGCACCAAATACTTCTATTTCCCACTCATCATTTTGTATTGCATCGGCACTACCTGCAAATCTTATTTCAAGACCACCTGCAAGTGGTTGATAATCACCAGAAATAACTTTATCACTTATTGCTAAATTACTTTTAAGGCTATTTGAATCTTTAGTGTAAACACTATATGTTGCTGTGCCTAAAGCTCCAGCTGTTGTAATAACAACTTTAATTAAATCATAAGTACCAAACCAATCACCTCTAGTATCTACAGGTCTTATAGCACCTGCTGTATTGTAAACAACATCTCTAACTACACCTTGAGATGAATCTCTTGTTACTTGCCAAGATAATGCAGCCTTGCCCTGATTAATGTTTTCTATGTTTTGCATCGCTTCTTCCATAAGAGCATTAGCAAGTTCACTATTAGGGTCGTGGCTTTTAATCATAAAGTTAGCAGCAATCAAAGCCGTAGTACGAATAATAATAAAGTCATAGTTACCTTCTTTATCTTTCCAAGCCTCTTTAGGCATATTAGGGTCTAACATACTATCAAGGTATCTACTAGCATCAGTTCTGTACTGTGTTACCATAGCAGTAAATTCTTCTCCTGCTTCCATCAATTTATCTTCAGGAGTATTAGCAGAAAAATAATAAAGCACATCTTCAGCAGAATTGTAAAACCATTCACCTTCAACATTTAAATCAGTATGTGCTGACTGTGCAGGTCCTAAATCTTCTCCATCGGCAAATAATTGAGTTACTAAACCACTATTATGTGCTGCGTATTTATTAGTTGTAACTTCTTTCCAACCATAAACTGGCTTTTTATTATCAAAAGTATCAAGTTGTGGAAATACTCTTTTTAATTCTTTGTGTGTACAATATATTGGTGCTGCCATTACTTACCTCTCATCTTTCTTCTCACCTTTTTAGAGTAACTTGCTCTTTGTTTACCTGCTTTTGTAGCACGTCTTTTTTTTCTATTTTCATAAGCCTTTTGTGAAGGTGTTAAACTATCTCTCACAGATTTAGGTAAATATCTACCTCTTTTAGATTTTGGTTTCTTTTTATCTTTTTTAGATATGTAATCCCACTTTTGTGCAGTCCATTTTTTTAAGGACTTCTGTGATTTTTTTAAAGCCATTACCTATAACCTCCACCTTTAGCTTTATATTGTCTAGCCAACATTTGTGCTTTACGAGCCGACCATTGTCCTGCTCTACCACCTTTACTACCTGCCTTTATTTTATAAAACAACCTTTTACGCATAGCAGGTTTTGTGTAATTACCTGCTTTGTTTACTGTGCTTTTTCTACGTTTTCTTGCCATATACTTACCACATCTTGCAAGACCAATATCTTGCAGTTGTTTTATCTTTTGCTGTTGCACATCTATGTCTTGCTCTAAACGATTTACGTCTAGCAGGACTAGATTTTTTAATTCTCATATTAGGGTCGCCAAAAGTTACTCTCTTTACTTTACTTCCATCTTTAACAAAGACTTGGAACTTTTTTCTACCATAACTTGTTTGACCTTTTCTAATACGACTTGGCTTATTTAATCTAACTGATTTACCTTTGTATTTAGCCATTATTTACCCACTTTCTTCATAGCAATTTTATGGGATTGTGTAAAAGTTTTACCTTTACGCATAGCTGTAGCCATAGAACGTAAATGTTTGGCTGTATGATGAGTTTTGTGTCTTCTCATCGCAGTTTTTTGTCTTTTAGTAAGACCTCTAATGCTAACACCTTTAACATAATCACTTTTAGGCATTTCACTTCTTCTTTCTACGTTTAGTCTTTTTAGTCTTTTTCTTTTTGTTTTTATACATATAACTTGCCATATTTTCCTCCTATACGAATCCTAATAGTTCTACTTCTGCATTAATTTTACTGTTTACACTTCTTGCTGATATTGTAACAATACCATTTTCTTGATTACTTGTATCATTAAGTCCACCACTATGAGCAGAATCATAATTAAAACTTGCTACAAATTCTGCATTAGCAGGACCTGTAAAGTCTAACATTCCAGTTTCATAGTTAATAGTACCTGTTGCTGAACCAACAATATTACCTTTACCATCATCATAAGCAAATGTTGCTTGATTCTTCATTTCAATGTAAGTTGATTTATCAAATACTGTATCATCAGGTAGTAATGCTTCTACAGCACTTTCTATACTTCCAATAGCAGGTATTCTACCTACACCAAATGGTGTTGTACCACTAGTAGGAGCAGCTAGTAATATAGCGCTTGCTCTTGTTCTGTTAGTAGAGGCAAATCTTATATCGCCATTTACAATACTTACATTAACGCCTTTTTCAAACAAGTTTCCTGCTGTGTAGAACTGAGTGTCAAGTGCAGACTGAATCTTGCTTAAAACACCATTATTTCCACCAAATTTAGTATTACTAGCATCTGTTGTAAATGAAAGACTAGCAAATGTACTGCCACCATCAACTGTTATGTTAAAAGCATAAGCTGTTGATGCTGCAAGTCCTGATTCTGTGCTTGGCGTTACGCCTGACATTCCAAGTTCTTGATAACCATTATTGTAAAACTTCATAGCAAAAGAACCTTTAACAATACCTGTTGGATATGTTCTACTTCTACCATAACCAAATAAATTATGTATTTTACACTTACCACTTTCATTAGTTTGTGTGTATGTGTACTTATTGTAGTTAGAATAAGCATTAAAAAATGGCATACGAATAACTGCATCATCAGCGTGTGAAGCAGCACTTGAGCCAAACAATCCACGTCTTATAGTTAAAGTATTAGTGTCAATAGCAGTAACCTCTATAATTTCATCGCCAAGCCTTAATAAATCCCCAACTCTAAAAAAATCTCCATCATCTACACCTACAGTTGTTACACTATCATTAATACCACTTGAATCATCAACTAACACATTACCTGCTGGTGTTGTAGCTACTGCATACAAATTACCACTATTAATATCATATCCACCTTTATTGTCAATAGTTTTAGCATTACCAGCCGAAGCGTCTGCTGCATAACCTATCATATATTGATTAGGTATTACCATATACTCATTAGCACCTAATAGTTGTGTAATTCTTAAATCTTCTGTGTATTGGTCAATATTACTACTATCATTAAATTCATTTATATGAAATTGTAGTTCTACTCCAACAGGACTATTGTTTTTAATAACAAGTAGTTTAGAACCTTTTAATGCACTTGCATTACTTTTAGATAAGCTCGCAAGTTGTATAAACCCATCTGTATTGTCTACCTTATTAATGTTTTGATATACTTCTGTATAATCGTTACTCATAGAGCATAGATAATCTTTGTCCTGCCCTGCTGTTACTGTTAAATTCGCTTCTAATTTTGCCATTTCTTCTCCTATGCTATATGATACTTGACTTGTACCTGAATATTAATATCGTCTGTGTTTGTTTCATTTTCTACAAAACAAGCGATTACTTTACCACTTGTTACACTAGAACTTTGTATTGTTAAATCTGTAGATTTTAAAACATTTCTATCTACACTTGTTGCTTGTCCATCTGCTAATACTGTACCATTAGATAAATTACCATCATTAGATGTTCCATCTGCTACCATATCGAAACTCATTAAATGATAATTTAAGGTAACATCTGTGTCTTGGTCAGTAGATGCAAAAACTTTAACGGCATCTATTGTTATGTTAAATGGTATGTTGTGTAAATGTAAAACTAATTCATCTGTAGTTGCTCCAGAATCTAAACTTGTGCTAGGATTAGTTCCTGTACCATTAGAAACCTCTACCATACCAGTAGCTGAAATAAAGTTGCCACTTCCACAAGGAATCATCATATGAGCACCTGAAGATGAAGGTATTAATCTATATGCACTAAATGAAAGTAATTGTGTAGTTGCACTTACTTGTGATGTTCCTACTTTTACTGTGCTGTTAGATGAATCTACTGTTAATAAGTTACTTCCACTCAAATTTTCTACCTCAAATGTAGTAGTTGTATTATCGTTTTGTGGTTTTACCTTAAAATTATCATCGCCAACAGATATACAAGTAGATGTACCTTCGCCATCTTCTATTTGAGATAGTGAAGTTGTAACACCATTTGTTTCATCTGCTACTTTTAATAAACTTTTATATGTATTTGCTGGACTTTTACCTGCTAAACTTCCCATTTATTCTCCTATAATCCTGAACTGCTGTCTAAAATAAATTCAACTGTAAATACTGTGTCATTTGCATCATTAGTTGGGTCAAATGATATTGCAATAATATCTCCTGCACTAAATGTGTTGCTACTAGAAAATGCAAATTTATATGCCGTATCATCAGCAGCCATATCTACTGTTACTGTAGTAGCAGCAGTTGAGTTTGGCACTTCTGTACCTGTTGATGATTTGTGTAAACCAACTACTGAAGAACCACAGGCTTCTTCGCTTCTTATAACAACTTGGTTAAGATAACCATCATAAGGTGCAACATAAGTTAAATATTCATTGGCTGCTACTAATGAGTTTCTTTCTAAAATATATCCTACTAATGGTAAATAAACTTTCGTTCCACCTGTGTAGTTGTAATTAAAACCTGCATTTATAAGATGTCTAAATTCTGTTGATGCACTTGCTAATGAGCTACCATTAGTGATTTGAACGTCATTACCAGCATCATTAGTAAAGTACAAATTATTAGGAGTATCATTTTTAACCCATAATTGACCATAACCTGCTGCATCACTACCTGCGTTAGCTCTTTCAACAAGCATAAAATTGTTTTGCCCAAACTCAATTTTGCTATCTGTAACAATTATTTTATCTTCACCATCAACACCTATATTTAAAGTAGATGAATCAGAAGCGTTTATATAAACATTTTGTCCTCCTGCTCCATCAAAATAAATATTTTGAGTTGTATCCATATTTAAATGTCCTGATAAATTTCCACCTGTTAAAGGTAACTTAGTGTCGTCAGTTGCAGTTACGCCTTTTGTTGTTCCTGTTACTTCAAAATTACCATTAACTTTAACTTTTCCGTTATCACTATCATCAGGCAAGGAGGTAGACATCTCTATTGGAGATGCCTCACCACCGACTTTTAAAGGTTGTAAATCATTAGACAAAGGGTAGCCATCACCTAAAGTGACTTCATTAACTAATCTACCTTCTTTTGTCTTTTGATATGGCATTAATCTACTCGTAATCCTTTAATGAATCCTCTTACAGCTGAACCTACAAAGTTATCCAGTAAATCAATAAAATATGGTTCTACTGTTTTGTTCCATATATTCTTACTAAATTTCCACTTAGATAGCCCTAAAGTCATAACTTTACCTGCATTGTAGCATATTGACTCAACCCAAGCACATATTTGTTTATTTGGTACCTTTTTAAGGATATATAATACAATACCTCCACCTGTACCACCCATTAATAAATCTGAATTGTTTACTATAAAATCTAACATATTACTTCTCCTTTATAATTGCTTCTAAAAGCTCTATACGGCTACGAAGTCTTTCAACTTCTTCATCTAACTCGTTTGGTTGTTCAACGTATTTTAGGATTTTATCTAATTTGAATTGCTTTGATAACAGCTTGACTGCTGCTTGTATTATCATTTTCTGCACTATCATTTCCCATTTCCGTCTATTAACTCACCCCATAACGAAGTTCTGCCGTTTATTATCTGTATAATGTGAACTGTAAATAGTCCACCTCTATAAAAATCTACTATTGCAAAAGCGTGAGCCCAATTAACACTTCTACCATTAAGCCACTCATTTGCTTCATCACGCATATCCTTTAAACACCCAATACTCCACGCAGACTTTGGTCCGTCTAAATGGGTAGCAGACATTTGTTGTATATCGTGCCAATGTCCATACATTACATTTGCACCTAGTTTACGCAAATGATTGCTAGTATGGTACTGTCCACCATATTCGTGTCCGTGATATAAGTATAATTTACCTAATTTTAACTTTTTTCCAAAGGGAATATACTTATAACCTCTACCTTTTAAGTCTACTGCATTAGCAAACTTATACTGTGGTATATAAGGATATTTCTCTACAGCCATATTTAACCAGTTATCGTGATTACCTTCAGTAAAGTATTTTTCTTCACAATTTACTTTATCTAAAGATTCGTCAATCTGGTCCATACCTGCATTAACATCTTTTACATCTTGTTCGAAATCTTTTATTAAGAACTCCAGAGGAGGAGCTTTTTTGCGTTTATATTTCCAAGCTGAAAACGCTTCCCATTCGCCAACATCACCTAAGTCTACATAAGCGTCTGGCTTAACTATTTCAATAGTCTTTTTTAGGACATTTATGGAAGGTTGGTCGTGTAGTGGAAAGTGTTTATCAGGCGTTACGATTACTCTCTTAACTACACCTTTACTCATCTACTTTATCTCGCTTTTTATTTGTTTAATTCTATATATAAAATAAGCAATAAGTACAATCATATATCCCACTTCCACTACTGGACTAAATACGTCTGCCCAGTTTACTATATAGCCACTTAAACCAAGTCCACCAACTTTTAGACTGTCAATGTCCACTTGCCACCTCTTTTACTCTATTACTTAATTCTTTTGCTCTATTAGGTGTTTGTTTTGCCCATAAACTATCTAGCATTTCTACCGATGCTTCTTCCCATCTTTTATCTTGTAGGTATGCTAATGTTTTTTTAAACTTAGAAACGCCTGTAACACCTAATTGATAACACATTTCCATTACGACATCTTTAATCTCTTGTGGCATATACTTATACCAACTAAACTTTAAATTAACTCTATCTTCTAACGCCTTTAATTTACGTTTTAAAATAATGTCGCATATATCTCTATCTAATTCTAAATCTTTAATGGCAAAGCCGTAGCCTATAGTATCTATTCCTAGACTATCCTTATAGACTACGCCAACATAACCTTCGTGTTGTTTTATACTTTCTATTAAAGTCATTAATACTCTATATGAAATATTAACTGTATATCATCTGCTGCATAAGTTGGTGTTGTAGCAGATGACAATACAGCCTGAACATAAACACTTGTTGAATCTGAAGCAGCTTGTAACATCATACCACTTCCCATAGGGTATCTACTATCTGTATCACTTACCAGTTTTACTGCTTCGTGTATTTTCACATCGTCTATCATAACTCCTGTTGCACCTTCACTCGCATCTAAAAAACACATAGTATTAAATCCTATTGCTTCCATATCATCACCACTTATGTTAGCAGTTGCATTTATTGCTCCAAGAGCAGTATTGCCTTGTGTAAATATAAACATTAAATCTGTGTCTGCTATATCTGATTGGTCTAAAATATACATATTAGTCAATATTGAACAGCCACCATTAGCAAAAACTGCATTAGGTATTTCTGTTGCTGTAAAGAACACATCTCCTAGTTGATAAGCATCTGTGCTAAGTGTAGGTGTAACTCTTATAATTTTTCTATTAGGGTAAGGTAAATTACTTGCCATCTTCTACAACCTCTTTCTTTTTCTTTTTCTTTTTAGTTTTTTTTGGTTTTGGCTTTTCTACCACTACCTCTTTAATACTTTTATCAAATCTTCTCTGTCTTAATTTGTTCATAATTCTCCTTGTTGAAAAGGGTGGCTTTTACACCACCCTTTTTATTAGTAAGTATAGTTTCTTAGTGTAATAAGAAAATTCTACCTTCACCTACAGTTGAGTTTGCTGCATTTCTAGCTAATACACCAAAAATAGCATCAGCAACAACTTTAGTACCTAAGAAATCAACATCATATTGTGTTTGTAATCTAGCTGTTTGGCTAAATGCAATATGTAAAGCTGATTTGTGTACTACATATCCGTGAGGAGTTTTGTTATCTGTTCCACCACCACTATCAAAATCAGTAGAAGCAGTAGTAACATTAGGCGACATAAGCATATTGAATCCATATACTTTGCTTACCATACCTGTTTGAGTAAAGTTAGCACCTAATGCAGAACCTTGTGTACCAATAGCTAAATCACCAATGTTGAATAAGTTAGCGTATACAGCAGGAGCTAAAACGATAGTCCAGTTGTTAGGGTCTTGGTCTTGAACTAAGCAAGATGTTGCAATAGTATCAAAATCAGCTTCAGCACCCATAGGTGTTCCACTTATATCAATTTGGTTGATTCCACCACCACTTGCTTTTAATGAATCAATTACAGCAGTATCTATAGCAGTATCAATAGCATTAGCAACTGAGTAACCTAATTCTTTAGCAAATAAAGACATCATATCAAAATTACTTTGTACTTTGATTACATCTTCAATTACTACAGCAGCATATTTATGCTTATCAACTAATAGTGATTCTTCACTAGCATCAGATGAACTTGTTTCCCAAGAAATAGCACCTTCGCCTTTATCACCAGCAGTTATTTGGTCTACTTTAGGTAAATGTATTTTTTCACCTTCACCAGATACAAAAGCAGATAAGTCATTACATAATCCTGCTAGAACTAATTTTTCTTTTATAGCTGTTTCAACAGCAGGACCCCATACCTCAGTAGCAAAACTTTCACCAGCTCTAGTACCTTCACCATTTAATCCACCTGATATTACAGCATTATTATTATAAGCCATTTATAATCTCCAATCATTTGTATTGTTTCATAACATCTTCGTGCCATTGTCGTCTTTCATTGTCTGTCATCTCATCATAAGACTTATCGATTTTAGGTGTAGATACACGACCTCTAAGTTCTCTTGATGGTTCTTTCGGCACAGAAACAAATTCATCGACAACTGCTTCCAAAGATGTCAAATCTAAATTTGTAAATTTTTCTCTTTTATCTTCTGGCAATTTATCAAGTAGTTTAGAATGTCTATCAGCTTTATAATTTCTTGCCCATTCTGCATCGTTTCGGTCTTTTTCCCATAACTCTTTGAACTTTTGTTGTTCAACTAGCTGTTCTTGTTCTCTAGCTTTTGCATTTGTAGCAATCTTTTCTAATTCTGATTTATATTCTTGTTTAGCAGCTCTTTGCTTTTTACTATTTTGAACTTCTGCCATATAAAGAGATTTATAATCAACATTATCGTCTGATTGATGTTGTTCGCCTACTGGCGTTTGTGTTTCTTGGCTCTCAACTGAGCTATTATTTTCTTCGGACATACTGCCCTCCTATATATTGTGTTTTTTAAATGCCAAAATACTATATCTTGCATTTGTCCTACTTCGTAACTTAAATTAGAAAGGTATTAAAATGCAAGTTTTAAATAATTATAAACAAAAATGGTTTGATTTTTTAGGCTATGAACCACACGAAGGTCAGCGTAAATTGCATTTTCCTACCAAAGATTCTGCTAGGTTTTTTGTAATGGTTTGTGGGAGGCGTTTCGGGAAGACTACGGCATCGGCAATGGAAGCGACATTCTACGCCTCCCAGCCGAATCAACGTATATGGCTCGTAGGACTTTCGTATGATAAAGCCGACTTGATGTTCAGAGAAGTATGGGATAAAATGGTAAAAGGACATCAAAACGATATTATCAAGGCTTCTGAGAAAGAAAGATATATCAAATTCAAATGGGGAACTACAGTTGAAGCTAAGTCTGCCGATAACCCTGATTCACTTGTAGGTGAAGGGTTGGATTTACTAATCATAGATGAGGCAGCTAAAGTAAGACCTAGAATTTGGGATATGTATTTATCTCCCACATTATCTGATAGAAAAGGAAAGGCGATTTTTATCTCAACGCCAGAAGGGTTTAATTGGTTATATGATTTGTTCTTGCTTGGAAAAAGTGATGAACTTTGGGAATCACATCAAGCACCATCTTGGGATAATGCCTTCGCTTTTCCTGAAGGTAAAGACGACAGGTTTCTCATTGAGAGAAAACGTAATATGGCTAAAGAGCTTTTTGACCAAGAGTATGGTGCTCAGTTTACGAGCTTTGAAGGTAGGGTTTATCCTTTTGATAGGAATGTTGATGTTGGTTATTATCCTTACAATCCATATCTTCCTACTTTTTGTAGTATTGATTTTGGGTACAGGATGCCTTCTGTGGGATGGTTTCAAACGCACAGAGTAAATGGTGAGTGGCATATAAATATGATTGATGAAATAATACACGAAACTAACATAAAAACAGATGAATTAGCAGAAAGAATTAGGTCAAAACCTTATAGAGTTACAAAATATTATGGCGACCCAGCAGGATTACAAGCACAAGGACAGTCAGGTGTAGGAGATATAGAAATTTTTAGAAAAAAAGGTATAAAAGTAAACACCATAACTGATAAAGCATCAAGAAGCATAACAGCAGGTGTTAATCACGTTAGAAGTTTTATAGAAAACGCTAATGGAGAAAGATACCTACATTTAAACAATAATTGTATAGGTATGGCACAAGATTTAGAAAGCTACAGGTACCCTGAAGCTAAAGATAGCAAACCTTTAAAACAAGAACCATTAAAAGATGGTTTTCACGACCACGGATGTGATATGTTAAGATATTTTTTTATTAACCATTTTCCAATAAGAAACAGAGAAATAAAAGTGAGGCACAGATGATATACAACGAAACAGATATAATAGAAGAAAGTCTAAAAAATCTGAAAGTAGAAAACCATAAATACCGAGAATCGTACATAAATAAACTTCTTGACTATTACAATGGTAACAATGTTTCAAATTACATTATACATAATTTTGATTTAGAGGCTTTTAGGGAAGTTCCACCATACGAGGCGAACATAACTAAAAAGTTTATAAATAAAATGTCTAGGATTTATACAGTAGGTGCAGATAGAAATGTAAATGATAGATATAACAGTTTAACTGTACTTAAAGATTCAAAAATGAAACATATTGAAAGAATGACACGTCTTATTGGAACTATCGCTACTAGAATTATGTATGTTGATGGCGAAATGCCTTACTTTGACTATCAACCTATATATTACTTTCACCCTTTCTTTGATTCTGACCCATTTAGACCTGTTGCTTTAACATATCCATTAATGAATTATAGTTCTGATTCATCTAATATAGATGGATGTGAATATATACATTGGGATGCTGAAAAATTTATGATTTTTGATGAAAATGGTGCTGTTTTAGAAGAACAAGAACACGGATTTGGTGCTTTACCATTTGTATTTACACATAGAGAACATCAATGTGATAATTTTTACGTTGAGGGTGCAAATGATATTTGTAACGCTAATGAACACATAAATATCACAATGACAGAGATGCAACTAGGTTTAAGGTTTCAAATGTTTGGACAACCTGTAGTTTCTGGTGCAGATTTAGGTAATAGACAAAGATTTGGTTCAGATGTGATACTTGAGCTACCTAATGAAGCAAATTACGATATTAAATCACCATCAGGCGATATTGAGAAGGTTATAGAAAATGTTAAGTTCCAAATGGAGCTTGTAGCACAAAATAACCACTTATTTGTCCAATTTGCTCAAGATGGTGGCGAAACACCTAGTGGTATTGCTCTAAAAATCAAAGATTTAGAGAGATTTGAGGATTATCAAGACGATTTAGCCCTTTGGACACAATATGAGTACGAAATGTACCAAATAGAACGTAAAATAGCACAATCATTCAATATAGCTATGCCTGAGGCGTTAAAACTAGACTTTAATGAGCCTGAATACCCAATGACAGTACAAGACCAAATAGCACTAGACAACCACAGACTTAACTTAGGACTTGTAAATAAAGCCGAACTTATGGTTGAATACAATAAAGACTTGACTATTGAGGAAGCAAATGCTAAATTAAGAGAAAATCAAGCACAAATAGAGCCTCAAGATGATAGAAGTCAAGTATAATATAGATTTTAGCAAAGCATTAAAAGAATTAGAAGAAAAAAAACTCTCTGAAACTCTTAATGAAGAAGTAACACCTAAAACAGTAGAACTTTCAAAAAAATTCATTAAAGCAGGTAATGTAAAACCAAAATTATCTGGTTTTCAAAGAAATTATAGAAAGTCTATTGGTATAAATCAAAATAAACCACTTTTTATGACTGGTAAGCTAGTAAATAGTTTAAAAGGAAGTGCACAAGGAATTAAAGGTGTAAATTACGCAAAAGAACACAGAGAAGGTTATCAATTTGAACGTGGCGATGTTCCTGCTAGAGAATTTGTAACAGCAGTTTTACCTAGCGAAAAAACAAGCACTAACAAAATATACAAGGAATTTCAGAAAAAATTCGTTACATTACTAAACAAACGTATAAGGAAAAAGTAATGAGCGAAGAAGAAAAAATAGAAATCCTTTTAAAGAATATAATCAATATGCACGAAAAGCTAAACATACTCATAGAGTATATGGCTAAAGACATTACAGAAGAACAATACGAAAGACAATTTTACAAAGAAGAAGATGCTTTAGTAGAAATAGAAAAAGATACTTACGAGCAAATGTGCGATTTAATGGAAAGTAATACAATACCCTTTATGGGCATAGCGTAATGGAGAATAATGGATTTTATCACAATATTGGAACAGTTTGGAATACCTGTGGCGATGACAATAGCGTTCGGATTCTTTATATGGAAACAAAACAGGTTCATACAGGAAACTCTAATGACAGAGTTAGACCAAGACTTCAAGAGGTTGGAAGGTATTATTATTAAGCTGATTGACCAGCAAAAGAAAGTACAAATGGAACAAAAGAAGTTAAATGGTATATTCAAAGCACAAGTAGAAATAATAGCAAGACTTTCAGGTAACGGATTAAAAGATAAATTTATGAGAATGATGGAAAAAGGTGGTATGGATGATGAATGAAACTAAAAGCCTCAAAATAGAAACACCTATAGTTAGTATTGAAAGTGATTCAGGTAGCCACGTTAATGATTTTTTCAGTATTGTTGGCGTTATGGTGATATTTGTAGTATTGAAGTATTTATTAAAAAAATACGTTAGATAGCGTTCTCAGCATCTATAATACGTTGTTCCCACTCTTTTCTTTGACCTTTAGTAGGTTTCTTAGCAGGTAATGGTTCTATACCCACAGCTTTAGCTCTTTTCTTCCACTTATACCACTCTTTACGCTTCTCATTGTAGGTAAGTTTCTTTTTTTCCCTATCTATGATAGTTTTTATCTTAATCTTTTCTTCTTTAACAGTCTTAGGCTTAATACGTTCTGGTAGGTCTGTAGGCATTTCTACATCTTCAAACACTTCAATAACCTCAGCTTCTTGTACTTCTTCTGCTTTTAAAAACTTCTCAAAAGGACTATCAATGGTAATATTGACGTTCTTAACCAATCTACCACTATGTTCTAATACAAGCCTAGCAGCCTGTACGTTGCCGTGCTTAGCCTCCCTAACCATAGAACTAATAACAGCAGGTAACTGTGAGCCGAACTCAGTCATATACCTCTCATATATCT